AAAGAGGGTATTTAATGCCAGTTGACGCGTGGGGTGTGTTAAGATATTATTGATACAGTTTGAGACTAACGATTTATCGGGTCACTTTGCTTTTGCAGGGTGACTTTTTATTTGGAAACATGGAAAAGAAAAACGCGTCAGATTTCCCAAAATTTTATTATTCCCGCCACATGACGGCGGGGCTTTGCGGCTATGACGATGAAACTATTCTTGTTGATGTAGAAGCCATGAAAAAACTTGGTGAGACATTCAACGGAAAACCAATTTATATCCAACACCAAGACGTTGACCTTGACACTATGAAACAAGAGGCCGTTGGATATGTGACCGATACATTCTATGATTTAGATGGTTGGTTATGGTCTAAAATTATGATTACCGATGACGCGGGGCATGATGTTATTGCGAAAGGGTGGGCGGTATCAAACGCCTATATCCCTTCGGAATGGGGCGCGGGCGGTATGAAAAACAACCTACCCTATGACCGTGAAGTCTTAAACGGTGACTTTACCCATTTGGCACTTGTGCCTAATCCTCGTTATGAGGATGCAAAGATTTACACGCCCGAATCATATCAGGCGCGTAATACCCAGCTTTTAAACTCGCTGGCTCACTCTAAAACCGAAGAAACGAAAGGCTTTAAAATGAAATTCTTCAAAACTAAAAAAGAGGAAGTCAGTGAAATTGACTCGGCTACCTCTGTAGAACTGAAAAACGATAAGGGCGATACAATCGAAGTTTCTGTCAAAGAAATGATTGAAACCGTTCTAAATTCCAAAGCTAAAAAAGCCCCTCAAAAGGTAAAAGTTGGCGAAGTCGAAATGACTATGGAAGAACTTGCAACAGCCTATCACAACGCTAAGAAAAACGAAGCGGACGCGAAAGGCAAAAAAGATACCGAGTCAGAGGATGACGAAGAAAAGGAAAACGAAGGCGTTGATATGGACGATGACGATGACCTTGAAAATGAATCCGATGACGATAAAGGTGAAAAGAAAAACGGTAAAACGGATTTCTTTAAAGAAATGCAGAACGCAGGGAAAACAGGCGATAAATCAGTCATTACGATTGACACAACCGCTAGTAAGTTAGCCCGTGGCTCTAATCGTTATGGTCTTTAATTTTTCGTAGAAAGGAAAAAAAATTATGCCTTTAAATCAAAACCAGTTCCGCCAAACGCCCGAAGTTGGTTATTTAGACCTGCAAAATGGTATGAATAACGTAATGACTTGCGTACACTTGGCGGGTCAAACCACTCCTCTTGTCGCTGGTCAAGGGGTTAAAATGGCGGATAACTATACACATATTCCGTCCGTTCAAGCCACTACAATCGCGGAGGTTGCTTTTGGTTTCGTAGTCCGAAACTTGAAAGATGACAATTTTGCGGCAGAATCCCGCTTAGAAGTTGCCCGCGTTGGGACAGTCATGTTTATGCAAGCGTCTGCGGCTATCGCACGCGGCGCGAACGTACAATATGACCCCGCCACTAACAAGGTTGCGACAAAAACATCCACAAACGGAATTGTCGGTCAGGCTCTTGATAAAGCGGCGGCGGATGGTGACATTATCCGTGTTTACATTAGTCCGTTGGCTGGTTAATAATTTTTGAAAGGAAAATAAGATTATGAGATACCAAATTTTAGGCGCAAACGGGAAGCCCATTCAACTTTCAAATCAAGAAAAGTTGATTGCAAATTCCTTGCAACGTAAATACGACCATGAAGTCAAAAAGACTTTGCCAAACTACGAAAAGCGTAACGCTTTAGCGTATGAAATTGACATTACCTCTTTGACAACCATTATGAAATCTGTAACTGAACAAAAATTCCATACAGTCGATTTCACAAAATACGTCCCCGTGGTAGTTGGTGAGGGCGCATGGTCAAGTCAACTTGTCAAATACCGTTCTTTTGACGCGGCGGATGACTTCGAGACAGGCGTAATGAATACAGGTACAGGAAACGCAAAACTTGCGTCCGTGGATACTGCGATTGATGCGGTTTATGTTCCGATTGTGAACTGGGCTAAAGAAATCACATATTCCATTATGGATTTGATGCAAGCCTCCGTTTCTGGTAACTGGGATTTGGTTACGTCCAAAGAAGCCGCCCGTTATCGTAACTGGTCTCTCGGTCTGCAACAAATTGCATTCTGGGGTTCTCAAGTGGTTGGCGGTGTTAAAGGTCTTTTGACTCTTTCGGGTGTCAACAGCAATACCACTCTTATCACGAAGAAAATCTCGGCAATGACCGCCGCAGAGTTCCAAGCGTTTATGGCTGGTTTACTTGAGGCTTACCGTTCCAACGGTCAACGTACTGCAATGCCTACCCATTTCATCATCCCAGAGGATGATTATAACGGATTGGCGACTGCGGTAGATGAAACATACCCTCTCAAGTCCCGCTTAGAGCGTTTGTATGACTCTCTTAAACTTCTCACAATGAATCAGAATTTCGCAATTCTGCCTTGTGCGTATGCTATGAAGTCATTAAACGCCGCAATCTCTGGTTTGAACAAAAACCGCTATGTCCTATTGAATTTCAATAGCGATACATTGCGTATGGACATTCCAGTCGATTACACCAATACTATGCAGAACACTTTGAACGGTTTCTCATTCCAAAACGTTGGCTATGGTCAATATGCTGGTGTGAACGCATTCCGTCCTTTGGAAGTTCTGTATTTTGATTGGTAAGAAAAGGAAAACTAAATCATGGCTAAAAATGTTCTTTTGACTAATTTCAGTGACCGCGAATTTCAAACGAAAGCGGGCGACCTTAAAAAAGGTGGCGTTCTTGAGTTTGATGCGGCGGAGGCTCAAAGGCTTTTAGAACTTTACCCGAATGAGTTAAAACAAACGGGCGAAGTTGAAACAGAGCCTAAGAAAAAAGCTGATAAAGAATAAAACACAGTTAGGGGGAGGGGTAAAATCCTCCCCCTAATTCTAGCGGAGTCGAGATAATGGATTTAAACACTATTACCCTTTCGGATTTTAAAACCCTTTTCAAAAGGGATTTTGCTTATTTACCCGTATGGTCGGACACAAAACTCTATAATGAGGGAAACCGCGTTTATTACACGACCACAGAATTATTTTATGATTGCAAGGTTGACGGTACAATCGGGACACTCCCAACGGTAACAACCGCATGGACACGCACAACCGATGACATTGAAAACTATATTCAGGACGATGATTTAACCAAAGCATTCGCAGAGGCAAAAGTCATATTTAACCAAGGATTATTTGATAGTGACGAAAATATAAAATTGGGATTTTTATATTTGGTTGCTCACTATTTGGTACATGATTTACGCGCCGCTTTGAATGGGTTGAATGGTTCGGGGTCGGTAGGTATTTTATCAAGTAGGAGCGTTGGCAATGTATCTGAATCGTATGGAATACCTCAAGCCTATATGGATGACCCAGCTTATGCGTTTTTCACTTCCTCGGCTTATGGCCTCAAATATCTTTCTATGGTGTGGGGAAAGTTACGTGGAAATTTTGGCGTTGTTTGTGGTGCTACGTTGGCATGAGTAAGGAGTCTAAAATATCAGTTGACCTTGAGGAACTAAACGCCCTTTTAAAGGGGTTGGGTGGGGATATGTATGTCAAGGTAGGTATTTTAGGTAATAATGCAGTTGCGCCCGTGGAAGGTCAGGAAAGTTTAAGTATGGCTGAATTAGGTGTCATTCAAGAGTTTGGGTCACAAAGCGGGCAAATACCGCCTCGCTCTTTTCTGCGAATGCCATTAGAATTTAAACAAGAGCAATTAGTGCAGGGTCTCGGCAAAGCCTCAATTATGCAGGATGTTCAAAAAGGTAATGTAAAAGGCGTTTTCTCAAAACTTGGATTGATTGCCGAATCAATTATCCATGACGCTTTTTCTTCGGCTGGTTTTGGAATGTGGGAAGCTAACGCCCCGTCAACTATTGCGGCTAAAGGTTCGTCCGCCCCCCTTATAGATACAGGGGCTTTAAGGCGTTCAATCACGAGTGAAGTTGCAAGAAAGGGGGAATCCAATGCCTAAGCCATTAAACCAACAAAGCGGTATGCCTCAAATGAGTGCGGCTTTTTCGGGTTGGTTGATTGCGATTAACTTGATAAAAATTATTCAACAAATTACAGACGGTTTTGTCTATGATGTTGAAGAAACTCTTTCCCTATCTGGTACATGGCAACCGCTTTCGATGGAAGAAATAGCCCTCAAACCAGACGGGCAAAGGTCATGGGAATGGATTGATTTACACGTAAAAGGTAATTCAGTCGTTTTTCAGACAAATGATAGGCTTAAAAGAGATGGTGTAACATATAAAGTTATGGCGGTCAAAGATTGGCGGCTTAACAATTATACGGAGTATCATCTTGTAAGAGACTATGACTATGTTCCGCCCTCTCCGCCCCAACCAATACCAAATTTTGTTTTCAATGGTATGGATGGCGTGTATGATGGTTTTTATAAAATTATAGATGGCTATGAGGTTTAAAAATGGCAGATAAACAACTTTCGGAATGCGGCGCAACCATTAAAACGGCGTATGAATCGCAATCAAACACCAACGCATATACAGACGCAGAAAAAAGCAAACTTTCTGGTATTCAAGCGGGGGCGCAAGTCAATGCCGTGAACACGGTAAACGGTCAAACGGGAACGGTAGTTATTACCAAATCAGATATTGCTCTTAGTAATGTTGATAATACCTCGGACGTAAACAAGCCAATATCAACCGCACAACAAAATGCTTTAAATACTAAAGCAACACAAGCCAATGCGAACGTATGGCCTCAACAGCAAACCGTACAAGGTACAGATTTAACGGATGCCAGTAACGTATCTTGGAATCTTAATACGCAAGCCTCTACATATCTTTTGATGACCGCCGCTATTGGTGCTACTAGGGTTCTTTCTAACCCTACAAATATGGTTAAAGGTGCAACTTATATGTTGGCAGTAAAACAAGATTCCGTTGGGGGTCGTGCTTTAACTTTTGGAACTGCTTATAAATGGGCGGGCGGAGTTGCCCCAACCCTTTCCAATGGTGCAAACGCAATAGATATAATTTCTTTTTATTGTGATGGTACAAATATGTATGGAACTATTATTAAGAATTTTGCTTAATAAATATCAGGGCTTAATATGCAAAAGCTAACCGAATCTATTATAGTTGACATTATTCAACGTCAACTTGGTTTACCAGAATTAAACGTCTGGATAAGAGACCAAAATAGAAAAGTCCCGAATGACACGGGATTTTATATTATCGTTGGTATGCGTGACTCTTATGTTGTTTCTGCGAATAAGCCATATTTATTAAATAGAGACGTGGACGCGCCCGTATCCGAAAATTCGGACAGAGTGTTTCAGGGCGAAAACAGAGTAATTAGTTATTCCGAAACTCAAACTTTGGAAATTAACGAGTGTCAGTTAATGGAAAATATACAAATTGACATTATTTCCCGTTCTGATTCGGCTATTCGTAGAAAACATGAAATTATTAACGCCCTTAATTCTTTCTATTCAAAGCAACAGCAGGACAAATATTTCTTTAAAATACAGAAATTACCAAATTCATTTGTTAATACATCCCATGCAGAGGGGGGAAGTCAATTAAATAGATTCTCATTAAATTTTGCCTGCCTTTCTTGGTTTAAAGACGAGCGGGTACTTGCGTCAAATGGGGGTCTATATTATGATGATTTTGAAACGAGGGTAGATGATGCAAAAAGCATAGAAACCCCCGCAGGAATTATTGAATTTTCTATCCCCTCATAAATGGGATGACTTACGATTAAATCGGGTCGCATTGTCTAAGGACGGTGTGACCTTTTTTTATGCTTGAAAGGATTAAAATGTCTATTCTCCCAATTACAAACGTCATTAACGTGACCATTTCCAATACTCCGCAAGG